GGTATGGAAGCCATCATAGTTCCAACCGGACAAACGGACAGGACAGGACATTTAGCTATTTGTCCGTTTGTCCTGAGAATGCCCAAACCCGTCAGCGGCCCATGGAAGTAGGGGCAACCACCACAAAGTGGTTGTCCCCCATGGTCCTGCGGATGGTGACGATAGCCGGACAGGACAGGACAGTTTCCTATAAGGTGTCCTGTCCAAATGTCCGGAACATATTGGCCATTATGGCAACCGACATTTGAGAGATTTCGATGCACCACGATAACGACAACCAGCCCCGCACCCCGGCGGAACACCGCGCATACGTCGCCAGCCTTCGAGCGCAGCAAGATGATGACGAGGTCCGTGCCCGCAACCGGCACTGGCCGACCTTCGCCCGGCTGAAGCGCGCCAAGCGCTGGCGGGATATCCAGGCACTGGAACGGTTCGCGGAGGATGAAGGCTTGTCTATGCCCGAGGGCATGATGCACGCGGCCAACGATAACAGCCCCGCAAAGAAAGAGGACGGCGTCAAGGTCGGCAGTGCCGACACCCGATTGGTGGACGGTCGCCTTGATGAGGAGAATCCAAACGGCGACGAGATCATGGCCGCATGGGAGGCCGACCAGAAAGACCGTGATGAAGGCCGGCCAGAGTTGGCGACCCGGATTCAATTCGGCGCTTACGGCAAGATCGTCGCGGTGAAGGTGCGCGGCCGATATCGGAGCTTGGAGGAGACCTTCGCGGAACCGCATGGGGCGGATGATGAGAAGGCCAGCGTCGGCCGAGGCTTTGCCATGCCGCACGTGCTACCGGACGCACAGGGTGACGCCGCGCGTCGGATGGATCATGAGGCGATGAAGCAGCGTCTTGGTGATGAGACTTGCCGTCTAGTGGAACTGGCTTGCGGCGATGCTACCAGCGCGGAGATTGGCGAGATGTACGGCCGCGCCGGTAAAACGGCCGAGCGGTTCGGCGTGGAGATGGTCGACACCGCCATCAGGAAGTTGGTCGCGGCGTATGCGGCGCGGGACGCCGCGGACAGGGAGGCGGCATAGTCACCCCACCTAAATCCGGGGTAGTCCCTAATCTGCCACTCATTCCGCTTTACCCGACAGGGGGAAATTATCGCCCCCGCCGCCGTCACGTAACGGCCGGGCGTCATGCCGCAGGGTCTGCGGGACGCCCGCTTATTCGCCGCTCCCCGCCGCGTCTGGCATTGGGAGCGGCACCTTTTCCCCCTCGCGACAGATTCATTTGCCCGGTCCACGAGCTAAATTCGACGATAGCTATGAGCAGGTCCGCGACCTGATTGCGTCCGGCCTATCCGATCGACAGGCCATTATTGCTGTGACAGGTTCGGACAAATCTGGCCGGTGGTCGACATACCTCAAAAAGCGTCCACACCTTGCCGCCGAAGTTGCCGCGGTCCGCCGCCCGCAAGGCAAACCGAGCCTTGATCGCATTGCCGCGAACTTCGACGCCATGATGGTGTTGATCGCGGAAGGTCGTGACGCCGTCGAGGCTGGCCGCGAACTGGGAATCAATGGCTACCGCCTGACCGCCTATCTTCTAGAACATGAAGACCAACGTCCGGCCTATGTCGCTGCCATGCACAGGCGCGCGAAGGTTTTGGGCCTGCGCAGCACAACGAGCACGGTACTTAAGCGGCGGAAGCCTTTCACCGACGCCGAGTTTGACGCCGCCCTTGCACTGATCGCGCGTTCTAACGCCCCGGACCTTGCCACGGCGTTACGTCGTGCGGACTTGCCGACAAACGGATCGCTGCAACGGCGTGCGAGGAAGGATCCACAATTCCGCGCTCGCCTTGATCGTGCTTATAGCGCTCACGCGGCCAGCACCAACTATCTCCGCTACATCCGAGACCCGGCAGAGCCTCGGCTTTTGCTTGCATCGCTGTTGCGTGATCCGACCTTCGCCGCGGCGTTCAATAAATTCAAAAAGCTGGATGAACGCTACGACCTCGCTCAGGAATACGTCCTAGCTGTGCTCGAAGGCCAGGACGTGAAGCAGCCCGCGACCATCAAAGGTATTCGTCGGCGAGCGCTTCTAGACAGCTTCCGTTTTACATCACTCGACGCGCCGGCACATGACGACAGCGAGCGCGAAACCTTCGGCGACACGCTCGCCGCACCCTGCATCATCTCCCACTACTGAGACTCCCATGACCATCAAGGTGAATAGCCCAGCGGTCTATCGCGGCCGACTGGTCAAAGTTGCGTCAATCGAGGGCAGCGCAGCGGAGGTGGTCTGGCTGGGTCGCGACGGTGAAATCGAAGTTCGCGACATCTGGGTCGGTGACCTCGTGTCGTTCGAAGACGCAATGCATCCGCAGTCGAATTACGGCGCAGCGGTGGAACAGGAAGCCAAAATCAGATCATGGAGGGCTGCCGACTAATGGCCGCTAGGAGTTGGGAACAGTTCGACGCCGATCTTGCGGGGGGTAGATCGCCTGAGACACGTCGATATGAAATCGTCACCCGCGATTGCGACGGCACGAAGTCGCTTGAGCAAGCCGCTGCCGCAAATCCCGGCGCGCACGTGACTCGGTATTCGCCTGGCGTAGCGTGGAAGGTGACTTGGCTCGGCGGCAAGCCGGACGTGCCATCGCGAGGGCGCGTGATCGAAGTATTGCAGGCTGGCGCTTCTCATATGCGTGAGGCAGCCTAATGGGTTGGTTCTCCCGCAAGTCGGCATCTGTGCCGGAAGTGAAATCGGAGTTGACCGATCCGACGTCAGATAGTTGGGCTGCGATCTGCGATGCATTCTCCATCTCTGCCTCTGGTGTTAGTGTAACCGCAGCAAGCATAATGGAGTGTCCGCCGGCCGAATGTGCCGTGGCCATTCTGAGGGAATCCACAGCGACCGTGCCATGTCGATTGTTGCACGATGATGCTGACGATGGCGAGCGCGCTGCGAAAGGCCATCCTGCATTCGCACTGGTCAACGGGTTCAGCAACGAATGGATGTCAGCCGGCGAAGTTCGCCGTCGTGTAACGCAAGATGCCATCCTGTTCGGTGACGGCTTTGCGCTGGTGACGCGCACCGCCGGGCGTCCTGCGGAAATCCTCTACACACCTCGCAGCACAGTCGTACCCGAATACAAGCCTGATGGCGAGCCGGTCTATCGTATCGACGGCAAGGTCTACGGCCCGCGCGATGTTATCCATTTGCAAGTGCCGAATCCGAACGACCCGCTGCAGCAGCGCGGACTTGGTCTACTACAGACTGGCCGTAATGCTATTGGATTGGGAATCCTGCTGGAGCGTAGCGCATCCCAACTCTTCAAAAACAACAGCCGGCCCGGTGGCGTCCTATCGTTCAAAGGCTCGCTCAATGCTACCGCAGCCGGTCGCATCGCTCAGATGTGGCGATCGGCTCACGGCGGCGACAAGGCCGGCGGCATTGCCGTCATCGATAACGAAGGCTCTTACTCTCCGATTGCCTTTAGCAGCGTCGATAGCCAAGCAATCGAACAGCGCGCATTTGTCGTCAGTGAAATCTCGCGGTTGACGCGAGTCCCTGCCACGCTGTTGTCCGACATGAGCCGCGCCACATGGTCGAATAGTGTCCAGCTCGATCTTCAATTCGTCAAGTACGGCCTGCAGCCCTGGCTTCGTGCTTGGTGCGATGCGTATGCCCGCACGTTGTTATCTCCCGAGGAGCGGACAACGATGCACTTCGAATTCGATCTGTCGCAGCAGTTGATGGCAGACCCGGCCGCACGCGCCAATGCGTTTGCACAGTATCGAGCGGCCGGCGTGATGACAGCCAACGATGTCAGGCGCGAGCTTAACCTCCCACCGCTACCAGACGGCGACGTGCTGGCGTCACCGCACGTTCAATCCCCAGCGAATGACAATCAACCTCCGAAGGACCAAGCAGCTTGAAGAATCTAGAGACTGGCATTGTCCAGCTTGATGTAAAATCGGTTGGCGATGACGGCGCGTTTTCCGGCTACGCCTCATTGTTTGGCGTCACCGACTTGGGCCGGGACATCGTGTCTCGCGGCGCGTTCACCAAGAGTTTGAAGCAGAAGTCTGCTTCGCGGGTGAAGATGCTGCGCGAACATGACCAGACCGAACCAATCGGAGTCTGGACCGAGATTGTCGAGGACACCAAGGGCCTGCGCGTCTCAGGCCGGCTTGTGCTCGATACCGTCAAAGGGCGTGAAACTCACGCTCTCTTGAAGGCGGGCGCGCTCGACGGATTGTCGATCGGCTACCGCACCAAGTCTGCCCGGTTCGATAAAGCCAAGGGCATTCGAATGCTCGACGAAGTCGAGTTGCACGAAATCAGCGTCGTGACTTTCCCGATGCTGCCTTCAGCGACGGTCGAGGCCGTCAAATCCAACGGCCCGACAACGTTTCGCGCGCTGGTCGACGCCATCAATTCTGCGCGCACCTCCATCAACAGTTAGGACCACAATGACTTTTCATTATCTTGAGACCAAGTCTGCCGCTGAAGTCGACGACGGCGATCCCGCCATCGTTGAAGTGAAGTCGGCGCTGACCGCTCTTACCGAAGACGTGAAGAAGGCCACCGCGCCGGTTGCCGATCTGACCAAGCGCCTCGATGAAATTGAGACCAAGATCAATCGTCCGGCTATCCATACGGAAAAGAAGGACGACATCAGCGACGAGCGCAAGGCGTTCAACGGCTATCTTCGCCGCGGCAAGGAAACGCTCCAGCCGGACGAAGTGAAGTCGCTGCGCGTTGCCGACGATACTTCCGGCGGCTATCTGGCTCCCGCCGAATTCAGCGCGGAGGTCATCAAGGGCATTGTCGAGATGTCGCCGATCCGCCAGGCGGCCCGCGTCGGCTCGACCTCCAGCGGTGAAGTCTTGCTGCCAAAGCGCACCGGCCGTCCGACCGGTTCATGGGTTGGAGAGACCGAAACCCGCACCGGCACTGAGTCCAGCTACGGCCAGATCGAAGTTCCGATCCACGAAATGGCCTGTTACGTCGACGTCAGCCAGCGCCTGCTTGAGGACGCCGCAGTCAACGTGGAGTCCGAAGTCGCCTCCGACCTGTCCGAGGAATTCGGTCGGCTCGAAGGTCTCGGCTTCTCGCAGGGCGATGGCGTTAAGAAGCCCGTGGGCATCATGGAGGCGGCTGGCGTTGCGTATACGCCGACCGGCAATGCTTCGACGCTCGGCACTGCGCCGGCCGATACCCTGATCGACTTGTTCTATTCGCTCCCGGCGTATTACCGCAACCGCGGCGTCTGGCTGATGAATTCCAAGACGATCGCTGCGGTTCGGAAGCTGAAGGACGGCTCGACGGGTGCGTACCTGTGGCAGCCCGGTCTTGCTCAGGGCGATCCGGCCACGATCCTCGGTCGGCCGCTGATCGAGGATCCGACCATGGATGACATCGGTAGCGCTGCCGAACCGATCCTGTTTGGTTCGGTCGCCGACGCCTATCGCATCTATGACCGTATCGCATTGTCGATCATGCGCGACCCGTATTCGCAGGCTGCCAACGGCTTGGTGCGCTTCCATGCTCGTCGTCGTACCGGCGGCGCGTTGGTGCTTGCCGATGCTGTCCGCAAGATCAAGTGCGCGACTTCCTGATCGCAATAGCTAACGGGTGGCCCATAGCGGCCACCCCATTCTCTCATTTCAAAAGGAACTTCTAATGCGCGATATCGCGAATAACATTGGCGTCGACCAGACGCTCGCCCCCGTTGACTATGCCGCTACCACCAAGGGCACGGCGGTCGACCTTCAGGGCTTCAATAGTGCGGCGGTCGTCGTCAACACTGGCGCCATCACATCAGCCGGCTTGTATGTCGTCAGCGTGCAGGAAAGCGACACGACGACGGACGGCGACTTTGCCAACGTCGCTGCCGCCGATTTGGTCGGTGCGCTTCCGGCCAGTCTCGCTGCCACCTCTGTCTACAAAGTCGGTTATGTGGGTGGCAAGCGTTACATCCGCGCCGTCATCACCAAGACCTCGGGCACCTCGATTGTTGCCGGTGCCGTTGTGGTGAAGGGCAACGCGGCAGACAAGCCCGTAGCCTAAGCAGTATGCGGCGCGCGACGTGGATGTGCTGAAACGCGCGCTGCAAGGGGGAATCCGCGACGGTGGATTCCCCCGCCGTTTTTAGGGAGGACGCAATGACCATTCGCAATCCCATTGAAATCATCCGTGCATTGCTCGCCTCGCGTGGCTTTGACGATACGACGGCAGAGGAAATCATTCACGCGATCGAGGCCAACGGCTGGTACTTCGTCCATCGATGCCGATAGCAGCGCCTCGCATATGCACCTGTGGCCGCATTGTTCCAGCCGGCAAGCGTTGCCAGTGCTCCATCAAACGGAAAGCCGAGCGTGACCGTTTACGACCTACAGCACCGCAGAGAGGTTACGATGCCGAGTGGCGTCGGCTATCGAAGGCGTATCTCGCAGAGCCTGGCAATGATCGTTGTGTGGATTGCGGCAAGCCTGCCGTATTGGTCGCGCATCGGGTGAGCATCAAGAAGGCTCCTCATCTGCGCCTCGTGCGCAGTAACTGGAAGCCGTCATGTATCGCCTGCAACAATCGGCAGAACATCGCCTGCGAAGGCGGCTTCGGAAGGCCAGTTAAATAATGTGTAAGACCTGCATCAAGCTACGTAAGGCAGCCTTCGCGGTTATCCGCACCGTGCTGCCGAAACCCAAGGACGAGAAACCTGATACCGATTGATCCCTTCGACGCTGAGATCGAAGTAGTAGCCGAAGGCGGCAAGCGCGTGTGGAAGCCGTGCCGCGTCGTCGGTGTGAAGGACGGAAGCCATCGCTTCGAGTTGATCGTGTTGTACCCCTTCGACGATAAAATGATGTGCGCCATGTCATGCGATGATGTGCGCATCAAACGCGCACAGCCGCCCACTGGCACGCCTCTGGAATAAGCGCACCGCGTTGCGCCTCGCTTCAGCCGTCGCACCACGCGCCAAGGCTGCCGCAGCGTCAGGCCATCCGGGGGCGGTCGCAGACTTTAGTCGACGCCATAGCTACCGGCGGCCACCAAGCGCACAAGACAGCAGACTATTCAGCCATCCTTTAAATTAGGACCATAATGCTATGGCATACGCCACGCTTGAAGAATTGAAGGCGCACGTCAATGTCGACTTTGATGACGACGACAATGCGCTGGAGGGCTACCTGGACGCAGCGACGGAATACATTCGCCCATTTCTTGTCGATGATCCGGAAGGCGATAGCCCGCCGGGCGAACCTTCCGCGGACCTGAAGCAAGTCTGTCTGCTTATAGCCGGGAGCTGGTATCAGCAGCGTGAGGCGTCAATCGACGTTACGTTACACGAGATTCCGTTCGGCGCGACGCAGATTCTCAACGGTTTGCGCTCATGGAATTTCGGCCTGTGAAACATCAAGCCGGACGCAAGGCCACACCGCAGCCGATTGCGGATGCAATCCGCACGGTGCCGCAGCCGCCCAAGCACTACGGGCCGGTTGCGAGAGCCGCATGGCGCAAGGTTGCGCCTGTGCTGGTAGAGCGGCGCGTGCTCAGTGCCGCAGACGTTCATGCGCTGGAGAGATTTTGCGAGGCACAGGGCGACATCGCGGATGCGCGTGAGGCTATCGGCCGCGATGGCGGTTACATTGAGAACCGTCTGGGCGAGATAAAGCGCCATCCAGCCTACGCAACCTTGAGGGAAGCCACTGCGGAATCCCGACGATGGGCTGCGGAGCTGGGCATCACGCCAGCGTCACGGGCGCGTGCCGGCGTCCACGAAGATGCAGACGACGGCGACGACAATCCTTTGGATGTAGCATGAACGCAGGCGAACTACGCGAGAAGATCCAACTGCTCAAGCAGGTTTCCGTTTCTGACGGTGCCGGCGGTTCGACCATTGATTGGGAGGTGCAGGTTACGGCGCGCGCCGCGATCAAAGTGCTAAAGGCTGGTGAGAATGTTATCGCTGGACGCCTTCAGGGCACGCAGACCTTGGTTTGCACGTTGCGCCATCAAGATGCGCTGGACGCAGTTGATGGCACCTGGCGGTTGCGTAACGCTCGCACTGGATCGGATTACAATATACGCGCGGTGACGCCTGACGTTCGCAAGCTGTGGGTTGATGTGCTGTGTGAGGCGGACGAACTCTAATCGTGACCGTTAAAGATACATATCCGCATTGGTGTTTCGACGACTCGCCGATTGAAGACACGTTCGGCTATGGCGAGCGTGCGGTAAGGTTTCTGCGGCGCTTGAAGCATCCGAAGTCAACCGCAAGGGACAACGCATTCCAGCTTGCGCCGTTCCAGGAGCGGATAGTCAGGCGCATTTACGGCCCGTGCCACCCTGATGGCACCAGGATCGTCAAGACTGTCGCGCTTTGCATTGGCAGAGGATCACGAAAGACGAGCTTTGCCGCAGCGCTGAATCTACTTCACACGATCGGTCCAGAGCGTCGCCCGCGAGGTGAGACGGTGTTTGCCGCGTCTGACAGAGCACAGGCGGGATTGGGCTTCGCGGAAGCAGCATCAATCATTCGTATGGACAAGCGATTGGTCGCTGCCACGAAGATTTACGATGCTCATAACAGTGTCAAAAAACTTGTTCTGAAGAAGGGGGGCAGCTTCCTCGAAGCCATCAGCGGCGAGGGCGCGCCAGCTCATGGCCGCACAATATCGATGGCGCTGGTTGACGAGTTGCATGTCCACAAGTCGCCCGAACTTTGGAAGGCGATCAAGTCGTCGCTCCCTAAGACGCCGGGATCTCTGCTTGTTGTTGCG